CTGTGCGCGACGCTCGGCATCTCGGACACGCCTCGTCCCGATCACGCTCAGTACCTCAAGTTCTGGGTCGGTCGCCTGAAGGACGACTACCGGCTCCTCTGGAACGCCGCATCGCAGGCTCAGAAGGCGGTCGACTTCGCGACAACGCTGGTTGCCGATCGCAAGGCCGAGGCGGTCTCGGCATGATCGGGTGAACAAGAACGTCAGACAGTTTCCTCCCCCTTGGACTGTCCGGCTAGACAGGACCGTCGATCCTCCCCTCGGGTCGGCGGTCTTGTCGCGTTATGGCGACAGTTCGCCTTCGCCGATCAGACGGTCGCGGGTGCGTTCCGCCCACTCCTGCGCGCGGTCACGGTTTGCTCGTCCGATGTCGCCGCCCCACAGAAGCCACGCGACCTGTCCGGGTGTCGGACGATCACTTTCACCTGACAGGTAGGCGTCGGCGCGCGATGATCGAAGGTCGGTGGCGTGTCGAGCGAGCCATGCCGCCATCCGTCGTACCTTGTCGGCGGTCATCTCGCCTCGTGCCATCGCACGCGCCTCTCGGACGGTGCGTGGGCGCAGTCCGTCCCCGGCGAACTGAAGCAGGTCGAGACCTCGACGCGCGTTCGCGCGAACATACGACGGGACGTTGATAGCCATCAGAACACCGCGTCTCGTGGTGACTCGTATTCTGGTTCGACAGGATCGAAGTCAACCGTCTCGACGTTCGCGTCGTCGATCTCGAACTCGGTGAGAAACATCATCGCCGCCCACCACACCGACTGCGGGTCGGTGCGGTCATAGTCGGATGTCAAAAGGAACGTCGGGTAGGTGATGACGTTGTCGTTCTGTGCCATGAACTCGTCGAGCATCGCGACGTCGCCGAACGCACCGGCATCGTCGAACTCGATCGCGAACAGAGGAGAGGAGATAGCGAACCGCATGTCACAGAGTCAGCAACACGCCGAGGAACCAGTCGAGGACTTCCGAGTCGATGTCGTTGCCACGGTACTTACCGTACCAGAGGTATTCGGAGGCGCGTGTCGACAGTTCGGTTGTGCCGTGCGGATAGATCTTCGTCGCGTAGTCGTCGCCGATGTTCAACTCGAACCGTGGCTCCGGATCACTCGAGTATGTGCGCGGAAGGAACGGTTGAGCGATGTCGTCGTCGGCAAGTGACTGAGCGCGTCGTGACAGAAACATGCGCTCTGCCGCGTTGACTTGCGGTGACCAGTTCTGATGTCCGTGAGTGAACTCGTGGTGAAGTGTTGACCGCCATCCGTTCTGTGACAGCGAGTCGTTACCGCTGACTCTGATGCGACGGTTGCCGACGCTGTGGTAACCGCGTCTGACGAATCCCATCGAGTATCCGGGGGCGTACTGGTCGACCCATTCTGCGGGAACACGACGCGAATACTCCTCGATCGCTTCGATGACCTCTGCTTTCTTGATCTCTCGAACCTTGCCCTCGATCTTCGCCCTGTCGAACCTCGGAAGGATGCTCTTGGTGCCGAAGTCGGGACGGTTGTCGGCGAGGACACGTTCGATGACTTCGAGGCGCGCTGAGTCTCGTCGCCGTTCTGCGAGAGCGAGGGCCTTCTGTGCTTCTTGGAATGCTGTCATGACCTGCGTCGTGTCGACGTCGTCGCGCACAAGGTGCTGATACTCGCGTCGTAGGTCGTGCGCGATGTCATTACCGTTCCTGAAGTACCTCGGGACTTTGCCGGTCGTCTCCCATGCGTCGCGCAGATCGTCGATCCTTCGCGTTCCGACAGCGGGCCTGTCTTTGGCGCGTGCGACTTCGCGTCGCATCAGAAACTCATACACCGCCGGATGGTCGTCTGCTTGGCCGAGCACGACTGAGAGTTCGTTGTTGAAGTTGTGCCGTTGAAGGTTCCCAGCCGAGTCCCACATTGACTCTGACGCCCAGTCCTCAAGAAGGTCCTCGGTGATGTCTGGCGGCAGTTGCGATACCAAGTCGTTGATCTCTGCTTCAATCGCTTCGTTCCGTGGAGCGACGCGCGCTCGTCGCGGCGTCTCGAGGTCGTCGCGTGCCGCCTTCAATGCTTGACGTCGTGCCTCAACATCGTCGAGCAACCCTTGTGCTGTCGCTTCGATCTCGTCGTCGATAATGCGCCGAGCGCGTCGACCGACCTCGATGAGTGCGTCAAGGGCGTCGTCGCCTTCGTCGGTCAACTGAAGGTCAAGGAATCCTCTTGCCGATGCCTGTCGCCTGCCGCCGTCCGGCATCACGAATCGTTCTTTCTTGACGAGACCTGCTTGTTCAAGATGTCCCGGTACTCGACTCGGTGATACCCGCACCTGCTTGAACTCGTCGTCTATCGCGACGCGGATCGTTCGTGCTCTGTCACGCAGTTCGTCGATTCCTTCGATCGCGTACTGCGTCGGTTCAGGTGTAGGCGCAGGTGCGGGCGCGGTTGTCGGTGTGGTCGGTGCCGCAGGCGGAATCGGGATGCCGGGAAGTCGCGTGCCTGCCGCTTCGCGACCTGCTGTCGTCAGGCCGGGACGTTCGATACGGAACGGGTCGCCCGGGACGCCTGTCCCAAGGTTCTGCGGTGGTTGGTACAAGTCGGTGTCGGTGCGGGTTTGGAGGGTACAACGGCAGTTCGGATGGCCGGGAGGTGCTTGAACCTGCGAACCGTTCGGCAAGGTGAACGGGTCAGCGACCTTCGCTTCGACGCCTGACATCGCGACACAGATCGGACAGACGTCGAACGGTCCTGTCGACCACACCTTCCGTGAATGTTCACGCGACATCAGCCCCGAGTCGATCGCCTGCTGATACGACAGGAGGCGTGCTTGGTTGTGCGCCATCATGCGTTCGGTGCGGGCGATCGTGCGGGAGCGTGTCCGGCGAAGTTTCGTCGCGTACTTGTCGCCTTCCTTCCGCATCGTCTCGAGCGCTTTCGTGCCGGTGATGCCACGCTTCGCGAGATCATCGGCGACGTTCGCGACACGGTTCATCACGGCGCGCTCGTACCGGGTCGTCAACCCGTTCAGGTTGCCCCCGATCGACTCGGCGAACTCGCGGGCGGTCGGCGTCGGCGTGACGGTTCGGAGTTGTTGAAAGATCGACGATGCGGTTGTTCCCATTGTGCGCGACTCGACGAACGACTGCTCGACGAGCGCACGGAACATCTCACGCTCGGACGCAACCATGTTCGTGATCAGGCGTCCCGACTCCTCACGCGCCCACGCTGTCGCGCGCGGGTCGGTCGCATTGAACCGGAACTGTAAGGCGACCTGTGACGGTGACGGTGTCTCCGCTTTGCCGACTTGACGGTACTGGCGTGACAGTTCACGCCCAAGGTCGATCGCTGACGTTTCGCCTGACTGGATCATGCTTTCGAGCAGAACTCGCTGTATCGCGTCAGATGCGTCGCTGAGGCGGTTGAGGACTGACTGGGCGTACCCCGAGGTGTCGCGCCTTACAAGGGCATCTAGCAGGGTCTCGCGAGGAATCTCGGTGAACGCATCCTCTATGACGTTTGCGATCGCTGTTTCCTGCTCCGACATCGTGTCGGTGCCGACCGTGCGAAACTGTGGACGTCCCTTCGAGCGTCCTTTCGAGAGCGGGATTCGCCCGCCGCCCCGTACCGGGTCCACCATGCGGCGGAGCGCCCGGATCGAACCGGGCATCGGTTAGACCGCCTCGGCCTCGCCGACGGGAAGTCCTGCGATGCCGCGCAGATACCCCTCAAGGTTCTCGTCGGGGAACAACGGCGCGCCTGCTTGTGCGAGCGATGTCACGAACGATCCGATCGAGGCGAGGTCGACCGACTTCGGTGTCGACCATGTCAATGTCGGCGATAGTGCTTCGTCGACGCCGTTCAACCGCATGAGGCGCGGGATCGCGTGCTGGTTCATCACTTCGGCGATCTCAGACAGGAACGCATCGAGCGAACGGATGAACAGGTCAACCTTCGACACCGAGAGTGCCTGCGACCCGACCTTCTCATGTCCGAGGAGCAAGAAGTCGGCGAGGACGGTCATCGCGATGCGCTGGTCGTACCGTGCGATGATCGCGTCGGTATCGAACTGTCGACGCCCGCCGGTCGACAGCAACTTCAGGTCGTACGCCGGGTTTCCTGTTTCCGGGTCGTAAGCGAGCGGGAACACAATGCCTTCCTGCTCGTCTCGCTTGATGTTCCGGACGATCTGCTTGATCGCGTCGAGCGCGGCACGCTCCTCAGAGGTGGCGGCGTTCGACAGCAGTTGCGGCGGCACCAACGCGACGGGGAGACCGGCAAGGTCACGTTCGATGCCGATCGCTTCGATCTCTTGGATGCGACGCTTGTAGTACCACGGGATGAAGGCGTTACGGAGAACGGAGCGGCCTTGCGGGTTGTTCAGTTTCGACGTCGTGCGGAACAGCAAGCACTTCTCGATCGGCAGAAAGACAACGCCTTTCTTACGCGAGTTCGGATCGTTCTGGTACGCGCCCTTGATGCCGCCCGACTCGTCAAGGTGCCAACGGTCGATCGTTTCTTGTGAACGGGTCGGCAGTTTGCGCCATCCGATACGCCCGTCCGAATACTTCGAGCGAGTGCGCGCGTCCTTCGTGTATCCCTGACGTCGCTTGTAGACGATCTCATGGTACGAGTACCCGTAGACGAGGAACCCGAGGATCGCGGCAAGGGTGTCCGCCCACGACGTACTCATGTCTGTCAGGCAGGTCGAGATGAACTCGGCCTCAGCGATCGCGCGTTCGTCGTCCGCGTCGGACGGTTCGACTGTCCAGTCGACAGCACGGATCAGCATCTCGATGGCGTGGAGCATGGACCCGACCACGGGATCGTTGTCAGCCATCTCCCGGTAGTTGGCGTACGCCTGCTTACCGCGAAGTTGCCGGAGGAAGTCCTGCTGAATCTCGCCGCCGTACTGATGAAGGCCGGACGAACCGATCTCCATGAAGTCCGTCGACGTTGGGCGAGCCTTTGTCAGCGGGTCAGTCGGGAAGGTCTCCACAACGCGACAGGGTAGCGCATCGGTGTCTCCTCTGAACGGCGGTCAGTAAGGACCGTCGCAACATGAGTCTCGCGCTCCGCATTGGGTACAGCGGTAGTGGGCGTGTTCGGGTCGCATCGGTCCTCCGCACCAGCCGCAGACGGTCGACAGGTCACAAGTCGAAGGCGGTGTCGTGTTCACCGTCTCAACATACGACACAGCCCGCCCCGGGGAGCCATGACTCTCCTGCCGGGACGGGCTTGCTGTGTGTCGAGGTTGAAGGTATCAGATGCGCTCGAGGTTCGCGAGGTTGATCCAGATCTTCTCGCCTGCGGTGGTCTCCATGCCGACCGTGATGACGCCGTACCCGTCAGCCTTATTCGCGATCCAGAACACCTTGCCTTCGGTACCGACCGGGAACTTGCGGCCCTTCGCGACGCGAGCCTGACACCCGACGGTGATCTCGCCGAGTTCGATCGCCTCCTGCTCCTTCGAGGCGACGTAGTACTGGTACCGCTCAACGTGAATGGGGTCGCACTCGTGGATCGAGGACTTGATGTAGATACGCTTCTCGCCGAAGTGGACGTTCACGCGGTACTTGTTGCCGGTGCGCTTCGACGTCGCCCACACGAAGTCCTGTCCGCACTTCGAGCAGATGTGGATCGGAAGCGGCCCGTCCTGCTCGTTACACCCGGGGCTGGCGAAGTCGCCGGTCTTGCCGGTCGGAAGGCGGTAGAAGTCGTTAGTCGTCGTGGTCATCGGGTTCTCCTTCTTGTCGGTGTTGTGATCTCCCACGACACGATTATCGGGCCTTACGCCCGGTACGTCAACCGCAAAGTCGGAACATTAGAGTCTCCAAGGAGATACCTGTTCCAGCGACGCAGGTATGACGACAGGCGCGGCACGCGCACGGTCGATGACCAGTTCGGTCAATGCCCACACCAGCGCGTCAAGACGATCAGGTGATGACCCGACGTCAGGAACCCACGAACACAACTGATCTTCGAGGTCGGGGAAGAACCCGACATGATGGGCGCGTCCTTGCTCATAGATAGCGGCGACAGGTTCGGCGCGTGTCCGCTTGCCTCGTGACGCTCGAACGAGACGCACCGGGACGGACGGGTCGACTGCTTTCAGCACGTTCTCGACAAGGTCGCCGCCTTGGTTCGCTTCTGCGACGATCAGGTCGGCGTTGTGACGGTGGTAGGCGGCGATCGCGGCGGACGCCCAGTCGTTCGGTGAGGCGCGCATCGTGCGATCGTCGAGGATGTAAGCGTCACCGTTCGATGCTACGCCTGCGACGACGATGCCTGTCTCGTCTGCGTTCTCGCCTGAAGTGACAGCCGGGTCGACGGCGACAACGATTCGTCTGAGGGGCGGTGTGTCGGTGACGCGAGTCGCGTCGATCTGGTCGCGTTCCCACAACGCGCCTTCGACGTCGTCAAGAATCTGTGCCTCCAACTCCTGACGTCCGAGACGGGTTCCTTCGTATCGTCGACGCATCTCGGCGATGAAGTCGGTCGCAAGGTTCGCCGAGTTCTCATACGTCGATCCTGTCGTGACATGGACGGTGCCGTCGTCGGAACGTGCGAGACGTCGAATGATCTGGACAGGTCGCGGGGTCGTGGTGACGACGACACGAGGATGATCGCCGAGACGCAGACCGAGCATCAACTGATCCCATGCGTCGTCATACCGCCATGCCGCCAACTCGTCCGCCCACGCGAGATCGTGGTTCGGTCCGCGCAGACGGTCAGGTTCGTCCGCCGAATACGCGACACCGGTCGCACCGTTGAAGAACGTGACACGACGCTTCGACGGTTCATACCGAGGACGTTGACCGGGTGGGAACACGGCAAGGAGACCTGACTCGCCTTCGATCATCGTGTCACGGACATCGGCGGCGGTTGCGCCGACGAGCGCGATACGACGGCACGTTCCCGCGTTCACTTGTTCACGGATGAACTCGGCCCCTGTCCTCGTCTTACCGAACCCTCGACCGGCGAGAATCAGCCAGACACGCCAGTCGCCCGACGGGGTCGCTTGCTTCGGACGACGCCACACCGACCAGTCGTACAGCAGGTGACGTTGCTGTTCGACCGTCAGCGTCGAGATGACTTGTTCGCGGTCGTCCGGTTCGAGACGCGACAGACGCTCAAAGATCGAACTGTCACGGTTCGATGCCACGCGCACGTTCCAACTGTTCAAGACGTTCGAGAAGTATCTGCCCGACGTCAGTCACGATCGCGCCACCCTCCGCACCTGTCACTTCAAGTTGTCGAGGCGCGTCCAGTCCCATCAGCGATGCTTTCCGCGCCGACACCTTGACGGCGGCGTTCACCAACTGGATCATCTCCCCCGACGGCATGTCCGGATTCGACAGGATGCGACCGAACACGCGACGCCACAACTGTTCCAGACGTTCACCTTCGATCGTTCGCATGTCATCGACCGCTTCGCGTCCCCACCACCGAAGCGCGGCATCGAACGCCTCTTTCGCCCCCGACCGTGACGCATACCCGACACGATCAGCGATCTCGTCAAAGGTCATGCCCGCCGACTTCAAGCGGACGACATCACGGTAACGCTGTGCCACCTCCGGTTTGAGCGCGGGTGTTTGTCCTTTCGGCATACGTTCGACCGTACAGGACGCGACGTTCAGAGCGTTGGGTTCAGAGCGAGTTCAAGGAACTCGTGTCGCGTGTCGTGTTCGTCGCGAATCTCGCCGAGTAGTGCGGAGGTGGTCATGGTGGCGCGTTTCTTGATTCCTCGGTTCGCCATACAGGAGTGGGTTCCGTGGACGACGACGCCGACGCCGCGTGCGCCGAGGACGTCTTGTATTGCTTCGGCGATCTGGCGTGTCATGCGTTCTTGGACTTGGAGGCGTCGTGCGTACATCTCGACGAGGCGGGCGATCTTGGAGAGGCCGACGATGCGGTCGCCGGGTAGGTAGGCGACTGTGGCTGTTCCGGTGAATGGGAGCATGTGGTGTTCGCACATTGAGGCGAACTCGATGCCGGAGACGACGATCATCTCGTCTTGTGGTTCTTCGAAGGTGGTGCCGAGGACGGTGGTGGCGTCGAGGTCGTATCCTTCGGTGAGTTCGCGGAGGGCTTTGACGACGCGCTTCGGGGTGTCGAGGAGTCCTTCGCGGGATGGGTCTTCGCCGATGTATTGGAGGAGGCGGATGACTGCGTCGGTTGGTTCACCGTTGTCGCGTTCCCAAGGGAAGGTGAGCCATCCGTCGAGTTCGAGTGCGTGCGGTGCGACGTCGGCTGGTGATGATGGTTTGCGGTAGCAGGCGTCGACGATGTATCCGGCCTGTCTGTAGGCGGTGAGGGTTCGTCCTGAGTCGACGAGGTCGTCGACGATGAGTGTCTTGCCGGGTTCGGGTTGGTCGGCGAGTGGGATGTGGAGCAGGTTGGCGACCATGACGGCGACGGGTGCGCCGCCTTGTGGTACGCCGTAGACGTTCTCGAAGTAGCGGTCGTGGTTACGGTCGGCGATGTTGCGCGCCTGTGTTGTGATGTCGTGCCAAGTGAGCGCGGTGATGTTCGTCATGTCATACTCCTCGTCGGTCGCCATAGGCGTGGACATGGATGCGGGTTGAGACGTTGTAGTTGCGGGTGATTGCTTTGTCGATGACCCACGGTAGGCGTTCTGTGATCTCGTCGCCGGTGCGTCCTTCGGGCATAAGCCATACTCGGTGGGACGGCATCCCTGTCGTGTCGACGAGTTCGTCTGCTTCGAATAGGTCGCCGATGTTGGTGATGACGAACTTGAAGATCGCGGTCGGGATGTTCGCGAACTGTTCGAGGACAGGCAGGTTCTCTGCGCGCGTGACGTCGACGTTCGATCCTGACAGTTTCGGTGAGACGTTCCATCGGACACGGTCAAGGTATTCGGCGAGATGTTTCGTCGGGGACAGCGTTCCGTTGGTTTCGACTTCGACGTTTCTGCCGTTGTCGAGGAGTTGTTCGACGAACGGGGCGAGGCGTGCGCTTTGAATGAGAGGTTCGCCGCCTGAGATGACGACGGTCCAAGTGTCGTGTTCGTCGACCCAGTCAAGAAGTTCGTCGACTGTCGCGTGCGATAACTCGTGCCGCTTGTCGTATGCGACTCCGTTCTTGCCTGTCCAGTCCCAAGTGAACGGCGTGTCGCACCACGAGCAGTCGAGGTTACACATTCCGAGACGAACGAACAGCGCGGGACGTCCCGCCGACGGTCCTTCGCCTTGAATCGTGGGACCGAACGTCTCTGAGATCAGTAGGCGTGTCATCGCGTCACCGTCGCTTCGCACGACGTCGTCTCTTGAATCGTGACACGCCGCACGGTCAGCGGGTCGAGAAGTTGTGTCAGTCGATCTAACGCGATCTGCGCTAGATTCTCGGCTGTCGGTTGACGGTCGATCAGCACAAGGCCCGGATAGGCGGCTAGATCGCGCGCTAACGGGTCATCCGTACCGATGAGGAACCGATGGTCCCATTCGTCATGAATGACCATCAGCGCCTCCTTGACGCGCCCAAAGTCGATCACCATGCCGTGTTCAGGAGAGTCGTCGTCACGGATCGGTCCTTCGACTTCGACGGTGAGACGGTATCGGTGACCGTGAAGATGTCGACACTTCGACTCATGTCGCGCGACACGATGCCCGGTGTCGAACTCGACGAACCGGGTGACCGATGCTGTCATCGCGGGTCGGCGTAATCAGGAGTCGCCGCGTACGGCGTCGGGTCGTCGATACCGGCGAGGGTGAACGCTTCGCGACGCTCGAAACAAGTGCCGCATGATCCACAATGGATGTCGCCGCCCTTGTAACAGGACCAAGTGTCGTCCCACGGAACGTCGAGCGTGTTTCCGATGCGAGCGATCTCGTCCTTCGGGATGTTGACGTACGGTGCGAACACGGCGAACTCGTCGGCGATGAATCCTTCGCACGCGACGCCTGCGAGACGGTCGAGGGCTTTCACGAACTCGGGACGACAGTCCGGGTAGATGTAGTGGTCACCGGAATGGACAGCGGTCGCGACACCGTCCGCCTCAAGGGTGATCGCCCATCCGATCGCGACGTTGAGCATGATCGAGTTACGGTTCGGGACGACCGTCTGTCGCATGTTGTCCTCTGCGTAATGCCCGTCTGGTACAGGCGCGTCTGAAGTCAACGTCGAACGTGAGATGAGTTGCGTGATGCCCGTCAAGTCGGCGATCTCATGTCGCAGACCATTCTTGGCGGCGGTGCGTCGAGCATGGTCGAGTTCCTTGCGATGCTTCTGTCCGTAATCGACTGACAGCATCGAGACCTCGTGTCCTTGTTTCAGTAGGTCGTAGACAAGAACAGTCGAGTCCATGCCGCCCGATACGACAGCGACGAAGTGTGACATCAGTTTCCTCCAAGTTGGTAGTGGACGGTTTCGACGATACCACCGCGAACATTCTGAACAAGGGTGACCATGCCTGCGTCAAGGACTGCGCCGCCTGCGGTCAGCGTGTTCTCAATCTTGCGTCCGATCTCGATCGCGAGATGCTCGGCGAAGATACGTTGCTCGCGGAACGTCACCAGCCACAGTTTCAACGACTTCGACTCGATCGAGTGGTCGGCGACGAAGTCGATCGCCATGTCATAGATGTCCGGTTGGACATGCGCGACAGCAGGACACAACGCTTCGAGTTCGAGCGATCGAAACTGGATGCGGAGCGTTGTCTCGAGCGGGATGAGTGTCAACGTGCCGATCTCGTCATCGTCAACACTTCGTCCGAGCATGTAGTCAGTCGTCATCGTTGTCCTCCGGGTCTCCTCTGGTGATGAACTCGCTCGCCTCGACTGTGATGCCGAGATCGTCCCCATCTTCTTTCGACAGGAATCGACGTCCGTTCACGGTACACCCGGAACGTGACAGGTCGGCGACGATCGCTGACATGGACAAGATCATCGCGACAAGGTTGCCGTAGTAACCGGGTATGACGTCTTTCGTGAGACGCTGACGCCCATCGGGTCCGTATGACTGTCCGAACCGCGCGCAGTTCATCAGATGGTTGTTGTCGAGCGACACGCAGGAGTCGCCGAGCACGGCAAGCGCGTTGCGTTGACGCTTCCAGTTGCCGCCCAACAGGTGAACGCGACGTCCGATGAACCGCTCGATCGGTAACGGTGTTCCACCGTACGATGACGGCACCGAGTATCCGAGCATGAACTCGTCGGGAATGTCATCGAGGCAGTCATACTTCGGAATCAGCATGACGTTCTCTGCGTACTGCGCGACATCGCGCGCAAGGTCGATGATCTCGTCGAACGAGTAGTAGTCGATTCCAGCGGCTTCGCATTGAGAGCGAGTCATAATGTCGCGCACCGTCGCATACTTCGGTGTCAACGCTTTCACGGCGGCGACATGCTTCGCGTGGTCGTACTCCTTGAACTCGTTGTCCACGAAGTCGATCTTCAAACTGAGGACGTCGACCTGCGCGAGATACGACTTCGACACCGACGACGAGATGATGCCGGGACGGAACCCGACCGACGTACAGATGCGTCCAAGAACAGGTGATGCGTTGAAGAACACATCTACGTTATGAGTCAGAGTATCCGATGCCGCGCCGTCACCGTGATCGAGTCCGTCGAGTGATCCTTCGTCGATAGTCATGGTTTGGAGCAAGTCCTCGACCGCTTCAGGCGTCCATCCTGTACCGAGCAGGTCGTCGTCCTCAAGGGCGGTCGTCAACAGTTCGGCAAGACGTTCGTCGTCGTAGGACGCGAGTTCAGCGGTGCGGTTGTCGGCAAGAAGGATTCGCTTCGCTGTCGCATCGTCGACGTCGACCCAGTAGACAGGAACGCTGTCGATACCGACAGAACGCGCCGCAAGGAGACGGTGATTGCCTGCGAGGACGTATCCGGTCGACTTCTGAGCGACGACAGTCCCATACCATCCGTTGTGTTCAATCGAAGTGATGATCGCGCCGATGTCACCCTGTCGCGGATTCTCCGGGTGAACGATGAGGTCGTCGACCGATACTTGCTGAACCTGCGCCTCCGTCATGCGTCGCATCATACTGCCTTCCGTGACCGCGTGTCACCAATGACTGTCTCCGTCAAGTAACCTGCCGCGTCGTGTACGACTTGCCGACGCCACCGCCTGCGCCGGGTCCGTGGATCACGGCGGGCGCGTGTCGCGGCGAACCGATCGAGTTGTTCTTCCCGAAGTCAGGTCGTCGCCCGACCGAAGCGTTGTCGATCTGTGAGCGATGTTCGGTGCGGTCGGACTGTCTCGAGTATGCGATCGCCAATCATCAGCATTGGGGAGTGTGGGGCGGGATGACTGAACGGCAACGGTTCGACGAGAAACGTCGTCGACGCAGTTGACGATCTAGATTCCTGATCCAGTTCGATCTAGATCCTCGATCCACTTTGATCTAGATTGTCGATTCGGTTCGATCTAGATCGTGCGGTTCGATCTAGATTCTTGATCTACCTCGATCTATATCGTCGATCTGCTTTAGTTTAGGTGATCCACGATGATCTAGATCGTCGAGTCGATCTGATCTGTTGAATCTACCGTGATCTAGATCGTCGATCCAGCGTGATCTAGATCGTCGATCCAGCATGATCTAGATCGTCGTGCGATCACGGCCGCCGATGGTGTCGGTGTCGATCTCTGACAACGGGATCGTCGCGCGCGTGCCTGTCGCGAACTGGACACGCGCCTTATTCGTCCGCACACCACGGTTGTCCTTCGGTCTCCACGCGATGAGAGTCGCGAGACGGACCCGGTCGCCGTGCGTGACTTTGACTTGCCCGCGCGCTTTCGCGAGCGCGAACATCTGATGGTCGAGCGGAGTCAACTGTTTCACGGCTTGACTTCAGGTTTCGTCGCGGACAACACGACCGCGAACTGGCACGGGTCGTTGCCGTCCTCAAACTCCTCGTAGACACGATCACGTTCCGCCTCCGTCGCGTACGGGAACTCGTTGTGAGTGAAACAGAACGGCGTGATCCAGTCGTTCGCAAACCCGATGCCGACCCAGTCGTCGAACGTCACCTCTGTTGTCACGATGTTCCGCAGGCGTTCGATCTCTGCCGCCGCTCGACGACATAGCGAATACAGACCGTCCAGAGGGTCCGGGTTGCGGAGCCGACTAACGATGTCATCCTTGGAGGTCACGGATCATCGCCTCCTGCCTCTTGATCTCCGCTCGGCCCTCGAACAGCGCGTCGGCGATGACGAACAACTTCGCTTCCTGATTCTTGATCTCATCGTTCAGGCGTTCGATGTGAAGCAAGAGTTCGCGTATCTCCGTTGCCGCCGTGCCGAACAGCGTGTATGTCGCTTCCGGTGCGCCGTAGGAGCGTGCGATGTGGGCCTGCTCGAGATCGTGAACGAGTTGTTCCTGCCGGGTGATGTCCATGGCGCTCATCGGTTTGTCTCCGCCGTGACGACGATCCGGGCGTCCAGAGGGAGTTGCTCCCACACTCCGACGGGCTGGGCATCCGGCACGATGTCCAGCGTGACCAGCGCAATACCGCCGCCAGTGTTCCATGTCGCCGATGACAGCAGTCCAGCGGCGATCGGTTGACGTCGTACCGGCTGGTCGAGCCGGTCACGGATCACTGCGCCCATCGTCTGCCCGGTGTCCTCAGCCTCTTGGCGGAGTTCGTCGGCGAGATCAGCGGACAGTCGGACCGATGTCTTGACAACCTCGCCGTCCGGGTTGATTGTGCGAGGACGCCCCATCAGCGGGACCGACCGAACAGTCCGAGGCGCTTCGGAGCGGCAGGCGGATCGGACGGACTGATTCGGCTCTCGACGCGAGTGATCTCTCGCATCAGTCGCGTCTCCATCTTCTGAACTTCGCGGACGAGATTCTCGACCTGCGCGGTCAGCGCCTCGATCATGTCGATGTCTTTGCGTGTTTCCTGAGCCTCGACGAGCACGTTCAGTTGTGACGGGGTCAGGTCTTCGATGCGTTCGCGGACAGCCTTCTCGGTGCGCGACACCGTCGAGTGGTTGACGCCGACGATCTTCGCGATCTCCGTCTGGTGGAGCGGACGTCCGCCTTCGATGCCCCACCGGAGCGACATGATGCGACGCTCTTTCGGTTCGAGGACTTGAAGGATCGCGACAGCGTTCGCGGGAACGTGAACGGTCGGGGTGCGCCGTGAACGTGCGCGCTTTGATGTCTTGTGGTTGGTCATTGGTGCCTCCTCAGGCGTTGTGGTGGTAGGTGTAATGAGTGTCGGAGTGCTTCGTCATGCGGACACGCTTCGACAGTCGAAGTTCGTCGACGATCGACCGTCGAGCGTGCGACAAGGTAGTGAACGCGCTCGCCGAGAAGTCAGGGTTCCAGTTCTCGCCGTGCGACTCGACACGCATGACCATCCATGCTCCTCCCGGGGCTTGGTGCTTCGTGATCGTCCATTCGATCGACTTCATGTTGTCTCCTGTTGTGGTTGGGGGCGGTCCTCGTTGTCGAGCACCATGAGGTTGTGACCTTTGAAGATCACTCGGAAGGTGAAACCTCCCGTATCGAACCGGACCCATGATCCGGTGCGAACTAGCCCTGTGTCCGATAGCGCGCTCAACGCCTCGGCAGGGAACTGGGCGAACTCGGCGGAACGGAATCCGGCGATACAGCCGTCCTCATCGAGTAGTGATTCGAGACCTGCGTCATCGAGGATCGCGAGAAGGGATCCTGTCAATGATCCTCCGACCGATGGGTGCGGATGACGTCGAACGTAGACGTCGCTGTCGACGAGCCTCATGCGTCCATCACCTCGACCTCGGTCGTGTTTCGCATGTTGACCGAGAACGGCATGTCGGTGGTCGTGTCGACCAACTTGATGACTGTCCATCCTCGATGAAGCGTCTGGACGGCGCGGACGACGCCTGCTCGCGTGCCGTCTCGGATGACGTCGCCGGGCATGAGTTCTTGCGGTGTGGCTGTCATGCTGTTGCTCCGACCGCTTCGTTCTGCTCGTCGATGAGCGCGTCGGCGTTGTAGCCGACGAACCGTGCGATGTCGGTCACGGTCTGACGGTTCTGGTTGACGAGCGCGCACAACTGGTCGACGCGGGACCCCATCCCTTGGACGATGCCGTACGAGTTGACCGGCTCTCCTCGACGGATGCGCTCGGCATTGTGCGTCATCGACCGTTCGAGTTCGACGGTTTCGGCGAGCAGGTCTCGACGCGCCATGTTGTAGTTGCGAAGTGCGCTTAGCAGACCCGCGTTGACTTTGCGCTCTGTCTCAGAGATCGACTCGTTGTTAGCCATCGCGTGAACGTAGGCTTCGGTGACGATGGCGGTGCCGGATGTGATGGTCATGGGGTTCTCCTCTCGGTTCGTTGTATCTCCCACGAACACGAGTATAGGGTCTGGAACAGCACTTCGCAACCGGTAATGGTCACCGAGTTGCGAATCTGACGTTCGCCGCCAGCGTTCTCAACGCTTCCAACTGTGAGCGCGTGCTCGTCAGTTTCGACTGTGTCGCACGTTCACGCGCTTCGAGCAGGCGATAGCGACGAAAGTCGTTCGCGGCGATCATGTTCGCGACTGCCT